AGAAGCAGAAATTAAGAGTATGAGAAATAATGCTGTTAACATAGAATTTTTAAAAAAAAGAACTGAGAAATTGACTGAAGATGTAGAAAAGTTAATTAGAAACGGAAATGGTCATTAATGTTAGAAACTGTATTTGCACTTATCCTAACTTTAAACGGTTCTATGATAGAACACACGTATAAAACTTCGTTAAGCGATTGTTTAAAATCTAAACGCCTAGCTCAGAACGAGGTAAATCCAGAACGAGTTGTATTTACTTGTAAAAAGGTAAAAGCTAAGACTGAAATATATATGGATCGAAAGAAGATTTTAAGTATAATAGAATAATTATACATGAATATATTGGCATTCCACATGGGACATGATGGAAGTGTGACTATTTTAGAAGGAGATCAAATAGTTGTACATCATCAGTTAGAAAGATTTAATGGACTTAAAAATCATTTTTACCCAACTATAAATATTTTTGACAAAATAAAAAATTTAAATATAAAATTTGATAAAGTAATAATAACTTCTATGAGCGCAGGTAAATATATACCTATGGTATATTACCTTAAAAAATATTTAAATATTGATTCTTCAAAAGTTATTGGAGTTTTTCAAAACGAACATCACTTATTTCATGCAAAATGTGCGAGGCATTTTTTTAATTATCCAAAAAACGCTGTCTATTTTATTTCAGACGGAGACGGAGGACATAAAGTTTTACAAAACAATGATAATCAATTTTTAAATGGAGTTACGGGCACGGAATGTGAAAGTGTTTATGATGAGAATATAGAGCCTTTATATAAATATTATGTTACAGACAGACAGATAAAATTAATTACCGACAAATTTTCTATTACAAGAAATCTTTCATTAGGTAAGGCTTATCAAAAATTAGTATATGAATTAGGACTTGATTCGCATGAAGAGGGAAAAGCTATGGCTTTATCTTCATATGGTAAGTTTAGTAATGACATTGCCAATAAATTGGTTTTCGATAATAATTGGAATTTGAATTGGATGAGTAATATTGAAGAAAGTTACGAACCCACAAATCACTTTAATAGATATATGCTTAATCCAAGTGTAAATCACACAGCGAGAGATTCAAAATCATTAGATTTTGCTAAAACTTTTCAAATTGTTTTTCAGCTTTTATTTTTACAAAAAGTACAAAAAATAAATAAGAAATATGAACTTTTAGTTCTATCTGGTGGTTGTGCTCAAAATGTTTTAAACAATAGTTTTTTAAAAAATGAATTAAATAAAGATATTTTAGCTGATCCTTTCAACGGTGATTTTGGAATATCATTAGGTGCAGCTCTCCATTACACAAATGTCAAAGTAAAACCGTTAAAACATATTTGTTCAGGTTTTGATCCAATTATATCTTTACATAATTTTGAAAGTGAAAATGTTACTCCAGAGGAGGTAGCAGAGATATTGGTTAATGAGCCAATAGCTATATTTAGTGGTAAATCAGAACAAGGACAAAGAGGATTAGGATTTAGGTCTTTATTAGGTAATCCTTTAGATGATAAAATATTAAATAAAATTAACTCTATTAAAAAAAGAGAATGGTATAGACCGTTTGCTTGCACTGTTTTAAAAGAAGAAGCTTCTAGTTTATTTGAGATAAAAGAAAATATAACATCTCCTTATATGATGTTTGTTTATAAATGTAAGGATAAAAGATTAAAAAATGTATGTTCAGTAGATAATTATAGTAGAATTCAAACTTTAGAGAGACAATTTAACCCTAAGTATTATGATTTAATTAATGCTTTTAAAAAATTAACAGGTTTACCTGCTGTTCTTAACACTTCACTTAACTTACCAGGTAGAGTATTATGTGAGGACACAAATGATTTATATTTTATGATGAAGAATAGTTCATTAAAATATTGTTATTTGTGTGATGAGAATAAATTATTATGGCTTACTTAAATGCAAATATACCTGTAGAATACGCACAAATTAGAAGGGAGTATTTATATGATCTTAAAAAACATCATGGAGAAGTTGAAGACTGTATTATTTTCGGCATATCGGCTATTACGGGGCGTAGTCCACTTTTTCATTGTATTATGGAAAATGGAGCTGTCTACTATCGTTTACCAATATCTGCATTCATTCAAAGAGGCTTTAAACCGAATGATGTTCCTAAACGTAGGCTTGACGAGTTGGTTTTATGGAACTGTTTTAGTTATTATCCTGCTGTTCATTCTTGGGACATACTAGAATCACAAGCTGGTAAATATATAGGAAAGGATAAAAAATGGCACCATGGTAAATATTTATTTACTATTGATTTTGCTCACCCTGATCCAAATATTTTAGATACTGATCATTCTGAAATACCACACGAACATAAATGTGCTCACGTTTTAGCTTTAGATGATGGTAATTATGCTGCTCAACCAAACAATAGATTAATTTGGGATATTCCATCTTTCACTGTAAAAGATAATATTCCAGATTGGAAAGTACAAACAAATGAGTGGAATGTTGAGGATACAAGTAAATGGAGAACTGAAGATACAGATAAATTTTTCTATGAAATTGAAGAAAAGAAAAAATGAAACTAAATTCACATATTCCTATTGTTCATAATGGTGTTTTTATCTATGATTTGGATGTTGAAGACAATTTAATAGACTTTTTTTCAAAAGAAAAATTTTATTCTTTAAAAGATGTAAAAGATGGTGATAGAAATTTACCACAATTATCTGTAGATAAAAATATTCTTTCTAAATTTACAAATCTCAAAAAAGAAATAGATGATGCTTTTGTACATTTATTAAATGAAGTAATTGGAATTCAAGAGAATGAAGTACACATTTATAATTCATGGATTACTAAAACTTATAAAAATCATGAAAGCTCTGCTCACAGACATCCAAACGCTTGGTTAAGTGGAGTTTTTTACCCTGAAGAAAATAATTGTTTTCAAATAAGGTTTTTTAACGATTTTTTAAGCAGTTTTAACGGAAAAATTAATACACATAGTCTGTATAATGCACACGAACTTGATATAATACCAAAGAAGAATCAATTATTTATTTTTTTTAGTAACTTAAGACATATGATAGTAGAAAACAAAACTGATAAAATAAGATACTCTTTAGCATTTAATTGCTTGCCAAAAGGAGAATTTGGTATTAATGAATCTGCCTACAATTTTAAATGAAACTTACAGCTAACATAACTCTTGACGAGCTTACCAAAAGCCAAACGGCTGAACGTAAGGGCATCAATAACAATCCATCACCAGAACAAATAGAAAATTTAAAAGCTCTTGCAGTAAATATATTACAACCGATACGTTCGCATTATAGCAAACCACTAATAATATCCAGCGGATTTCGTTGTGCTCAGCTGTGTGTAGAAATTGGTAGCAGTGTGAACAGCCAACATGTGGCAGACGATAATGCAGCTGCAGCAGACTTTGAAATACCTGGTGTAGATAATAGAGAGCTAGCTCTTTATATCAAATCACAGTTGGAATATGACCAGCTCATCTTAGAATTTTACAAAGATAACGAACCGACATCTGGATGGATACACTGTAGTTATTCTACAGATCAAAATAGAAATCAATCGTTGCGTGCTCAAAGAATAGATGGTAAGGTTTCATATACACCATGGTTAGAATAATATGGCAATAGGTAGAGGATCAATTCCAGCTCAAATAGACGGCAAACTAAGAGGGGCTAGAGATGAAAAAAAGAAAAAAAGAAGAGTTATTGCAGCCATCAAACGTAAATCCAATCGCAAAACTCGTAAGGTCTAGATCATTTCGATCGAAAGTGATACAATCAAAAAAGTTGTACAACCGTAAAAAGGAGAAGAATATCTCTTCCAATGCGGCCGCACAAGAAATTAAGGAGTGAATAATGACAAAACTTTGTCCGAGAGGAAAAGCAGCAGCGAAGCGAAAATTTGCCGTTTATCCAAGCGCATATGCGAATGCCTACGCATCTAAAATTTGTGCAGGTAAAATAAAAGATCCTTCTGGTAAAAAAAGAAAAGATTTTAGAGGTCCAAAACCTGCTATGAAGGGTGGTATGATGAAGTATGCTAAAGGTGATCAGGTAAAAGTAAATAAAGTTGCTGGAGCTTTGAGAAAAGCATCTAAACTACATGCCGCACAAGCAAAAGTTTTAAGCACTGTAAAAGCTAGCGATGGTAAGTACATAGGTTCATACATTAAAAGTGAAGTAGGTGGAAAGACAATTTCTAATAAGTCTCTCGAGTCTTATTACAAAGGAATGATTGATGTCTAAAAGAGGTACTTGCTGGGTAGGATACGAACAAAAAGGAATGAAGAAAAAAGGAAATAAAATGGTTCCAAATTGTGTTCCAGCAGGAATGAAAAAAGGTGGTTTAAAAGATTGGTTTGCTCAAAAATGGGTAGACATAGGATCAAAGAAAAAAGGTGGAGGATTTAGAGAATGTGGAAGAAAATCTGCGAGTTCATCAAAACGAAAATATCCAAAGTGCGTGCCTGCTGCAAAAGCAGCAAGCATGACAGACTCTCAAAGGAGGAGTGCCGTTGTAAGAAAAAGAGCTAAGGCTCAAGGAGTAGGTGGTAAACCTACAAATGTAAAAACAATTTTAAAGAGAGATCAAGGGGGAGATATAAAAATACCAAGTGGTAAAGGAAAGTACAAAGTTAATTTGTTTACTTTTGATATGCCTAAAACAAAATATGGAGATAATATTATAACTGCGGTTGAAGATACAAAAGTTACTATTGATCCAAACTTAAATTATAATAAAATTTATAAAAACAATGTAGAGCTAGATCTTGGAATATCATCAAAAGGTAGAGCTAGAATAGGAATTAAAAAGAGGTTTTAATTATGGCAACATCAGGATCAACAGCATTTAATTTAAACATTGACGAGGTAATAGACGAAGGATACGAAAGATGTGGTTTAAGACCAATGGCTGGTTATGATTTGAAAACAGCAAGAAGATCTTTAAATTTATTATTTGCTGATTGGGGTAATAGAGGTATCCATTTATGGAAAGTTGAATTAAATGAACAAGCACTTACTGCTGGAACCGCAACATACACAGTTGCTGCAAATGTAAATGATGTTTTAGAAGCCTATATTTCTACTACGGCTGCTGCAGGGGATAATGCTAATACGCAAGATGTAGCGCTTACAAAAATAGATAGATCTGCTTATTCAGCTTTGCCAAATAAATTAGCTACAGGTCAACCCTCACAGTATTATGTAGATAGACAAACAACTCCAAAAATAAGTTTGTATGTTGCGCCTGATGCTTCAACTTACACAACTTTAAAATTTTATACTATAAACAGAATTGAAGATGCTACAGCTTATAATGATCAACAAGCAGATGTAGCATATAGATTTTTACCATGTATGTGTGCAGGTCTTGCTTATTACTTAGCTATGAAAAAAGCACCTGACAGAATACAACCTATGAAATTAATTTATGAGGATGAACTAAAAAGGGCTTTGGAAGAAGATGGACAGAGAACATCATTGTATGTATCTCCACAATCGTACTATCCAAATTTATCATAATGGCTAAATACGCAAACGGTACTAGATCACAAGCAATATCTGATAGAAGTGGCCAAGCTTTTCCTTATCAAGAAATGGTTACAGAATGGAATGGTTCTTTTGTACACATATCTGAATTTGAAGAAAAGCATCCACAAATAAGAAGAAAGAGAACAGTTGCAGATGCGATTGCCTTACAAAAGGTAAGACCACAAAGATTTCAACAACCTAAAACTGTGGCTTCTAACGATGTTACATTAGCTGATTCAGGAGGCACTTCTGTAGGAGTTGCTAATTTAACTTTACCTGGAGACTTTGCTTTTGAGACTTTTGAAACAGAAGTTACTAGCAATGGGATAACAACATCCTTACAAACTATGCAACCAAGAGATCCTTCTTTACAGAATAGAAGAAGAGAAGCTTCAGCTCGAGTAGGATCTGTAACAGTGAGTATATCATAATGGCAATAACATATTCAGCATTTTTAACTCAAGTAAGAAACTACACAGAAGTAGATAGTAATGTATTAAGTGATACTCTGTTAGATCAGTTTATAAGAAACACAGAATTAGATATAGCTGGTCAAGTTGATTACGATGATTTGAGAAAATATGCAAACTCTCAAACAACAAGCGGAAACAGGTATGTTTCTATGCCTGCTGATGCATTAACATTAAGATCTGTTCAAATTATTAGTTCTAATGTAAGGGACTTTTTAGAAAAAAGAGATACTAGTTTTATATCTGAATTTTCACCAAACGATACAGTAACAGGAACACCAAAATATTATGCTAACTGGGACGAAACAAATATATTACTAGCACCAACTCCTAATGCAGCTTTTGATATACAAATTAACTATATCAAAGACCCACCACATTTTGATAGCTCTACAAATACATATCTATCCCAGCATCATGAGGCGATGCTCTTATATGGAGTGTTGAAAGAAGCTTTTTCATTTTTAAAAGGACCTGAAGATCTATACAAATTGTATTCTGACAGGTATAATCAAAGCATACAAGCTTTTGGTCTACAACAAATGGGTAGACGAAGAAGAGGAGAATACGACAGTGGAGTTCCTCGAATTAAAATACCTTCACCGTCACCATAAAATTAAGGAGATAAAATGGCTATAACAACAAACGCAATTTGTAATTCTTTCAAAAAACAACTTTTGGAAGCTACACATAACTTTAGCAACCCAGGTGGTAATTCATTTAAGTTAGCAATGTATACTAACTCGGCTGCATTAGGAAAATCGACAACATCTTTTACTACTAGCGGACAGGTGTCTTCACCTTCAGGTGGATACACTTCTGGTGGTAAAGCACTAGTAAACACTGGAACATCTTTAGCTACTAACACAGCTATCACAGATTTTGCAGACTTATCTTTCGTAGGTGTTACACTTACAGCAAGAGGTGCTTTAATTTACAACGACACAGCTTCTGGTGATCCAGGAGTAGCAGTATTAGATTTTGGCGGTGATAAAACTGCAACTGCAGGAACTTTCACAATTCAGTTTCCAGCATTTACAACGAGTGCAGCAATATTAAGAATCGCATAATTTAAAAGGAGGTGCCTGCTGTGGCAAACATTATTAATTTGTTTTACATAGCGGGTGCTTCGTTAGGAGTTCTTCATGGCTAATACATGGGGAGCGTTAACCTGGGGACAAGGTGTTTGGGGAGATGCCTCGAGCACATCAGTTCAAGTCACAGGTGTTTCAGCAACAACAACTGTAGCGTCAGCAGAATTTGCAGGAGCAGGTGAAGGTTGGGGTAGACCAGCTTGGAATACGGGAGCTTGGGGTATCACAGGTGATGTATTCTTACAAGGTCAGGGATTAACTTCAAGTTTAGGTTCTGTAACTGCTGAAGGATTAGTAGAAATAGGTTGGGGTCGAGGCGGTTGGGGTAACCGAGCTTGGGGTGAAACTTACTCTGCTGAAGTTACTGGACAAGCAGCTACTTTAAGCATTGGAAACGCAAGTCCAAGTATTGATGTTTCTGTTTCCGTTTCAGGTTTAGATCTTTTAACAATTACTCAAGGTTTAAATTCTATACAAATAGATTCAAGTGTTTTCGTTTTTGTAGGCGAAGATGCAATGACGCTTTCACAAGGGTCACAAAGTTTAGTTCAATCGACTGTTGAATCTCCTGCTACAGCAGGACTCTTAACAGGTTCAGTTGGTAATACTGTAGCTGGATTAAAAATTGGTGTTGATGTAACAGGAATTACAGGATCTTTAACATTAGGATCTATTAGTTTACAACAATCAACTGTAGAAACAATAACTCAAAGTCAAGCCCTTGCATTATCTTTAGGAACGCCAGTAGAAATACCAGGTCAAATAATCGGTGTTTCAGGGTTATCATTGACATCTGCTGTTGGATCTACGATTGCTACTGGTACTGCAAAAGTAGAGCCAAGTGGTATAGGGTTGACAGCTAATATAGGGTCGGTTAATGTAACCGCATGGGCTGAGATTGACCCAGGCGTAAACAATGTTTGGACTGAGGTTGATAGAGCAGCTTAATTAAGTTAAAATAGGAGATATATGTCAAGTTATTCTACAGATCTGAAACTCGAATTAATGGTAACTGGCCAAAACGCTGGTACTTGGGGTGATAAAACAAATACAAATTTAAATTTAATTCAACAAGCTATTGCAGGTTTTGAACAAGTAACACTTTCTAGTGGTGGTACTTTAGCATTAGTTATGTCTAATGCCACGTTATCCAATGCTAGAAACATGGTTATCAAATTTGCTACAGCATCAATCGCAGCGAGCACAATATGTACTATACCTGATAGCATAGAAAAATATTATATTTTCGATTGCACTGGATTAACTAATCCAAGTAACCTTACAATTAAAACTGCATCAGGAACAGGTTTTACTCCTGACAGAGCAGCCATCTTTGCAGCTTATTCAGATGGAACAAATTTAAAAGAAATTTCTTTAGATACTTTAGGCGGAACTGTAGCTGCTGCACAAATTGCAACAGATGCTGTAACGTCTGCTAAAATTCTTCAGTCAAATGTTACGCAAACTAAAATGGCATCTAACTCTGTAGGAACTGCACAAATAGTTCAATCAAACGTAACTCAAAATAAAATGGCTCCTAACGCTGTTGGAACTGTACAAATTTTACAATCTAACGTCACATTAAATAAGATGGCACCTAACTCAGTAGGGCCAGCTCAACTACAATCAACAGCTGTAACTGCTGGATCTTACACAACAGCTAACATAACTGTTGATGAAGATGGAAGATTGACCGCTGCAGCTTCAGGATCAGGCGGTGCAAAAGCATTTCAAATAACAACCATGACAACTGGACCTAGCTCAGGAAACTTCACAGCAAACCCAGCTACAAATATAATTACAGCTTTCGCTTGTGGCGGTGGTGGAGGACGAGGACAAGGGCCATTAGGTGGTGGAAATACTGGTGGTTCAGGAGCAGCTGGATACTTTATTGTGCCAATTTCTCAACCGTTCGGACCAGTTCCATTTAACGCTGGTGGAGGAGGAGGCACTCCAGGGCAAGCTGGCGTAGGGGGACAATCAGGCCAAAGTGCGGCTGTGGGAAGTACAAATATTTCTGCTGGTGGCGGAACAGGCGGTGGATCAGGTAATAATGAACCAGGATCATCAGGAAACGTTACTCCGAGTCCAACTGCTTTCGTTGTAACGGGAAATACTTTTTTTGACAAGAATGCAGGAGTAGGTGGACCAAATCCTACAACTGGTAATTCTGGACAAGCAGGATTTTTAGTAATTTATGAAAATATAGCGGGTTAATTATGGCAATAGCGATTTTTGATAAAACTACAAAACTTTTAAATGTGTGTCTTGAAACAGCATCACAAGTTAGCGAACTTAATCTTAATAATTCAGATTGGTGGATAAATGTAGAAATTTCTGATGCAGATTGGTTATCTATCAATGCAGGTACAAAAGTTCCTGAGTCTTTAGACGATTCAAACAATATAGTATACAATGATGTAACTTTAACTAATACTTTGGGTATTGAATCTTTTAAATCACACCGAGATGGTTTGATAAATGTTTTAAATGACCACTTAAATTCACAAACAATGAAAACTTATTCTGGAAGAGCACCTATTCAAGCATATAGAGATTGGTTGGTTAACTTGAATATAGATAATATTACTTTTCCAATAGAGGTGAGATTTGAGGATTGGGTTACTTCTCAGGGTGGCACGCCTGTTTTAGGAATTTGTATACCATAATTATTTACAAAAATTTTTAATATGATAATACTTTTTAATGTTTGAAAATAACATTAAATTTATTTCTGAAATTACAGATATTGAGCCACCCATTCCAGCCAAAAGAAATATTCCTACTTGGTATAAAAAATTAAAACATGTTCATGGACATAATACAGTAAAAGGCTGCATGCCTTTTTTAGATTCTTTGTCAGCAGGATATATTATTAAACTTCCAATAGACCTAAGAATAAAACATAATATGATAAATCCAGCTACAGGAAAAAGAGACGGAGAACAATTTAGTCCCCTGAAAGACTACAATCAATTTGCAGAAGATGTTGGTTTTTGGGTTAATAAAAAATTAGAAATACATCAACCTTTTCAACTTGCGGGAAGTGATTTAATTAAAAAAAATAAAGACTTACCCATCCACAAATTTGTAAATCCTTGGACAATACAAACACCAAAAGGATATTCATGTTTATTTGTTCCACCCTTAAATAACAGAGATGATCGGTTTGAAATATTATCTGGAATTGTAGATACTGATTTGCATAAAATACCCGTAAATTTACCTTTTATTATAAACTCAGATAAATATCCTGAATTAGACACTATTATAGAAAAAGGAACACCGATTGCTCAAGTTATTCCTTTTAAAAGAGATAATTGGAAGATGTCTATTGAAAAACAAAAAAGGAAAGGCTATATTTTAGAACTAGTCAAGTTTTTAACATCTTTTATTGATCGTTATAAAAATAATATTTGGCAAAAGAAAAAATGGAATTAAAAAAATATATTAAGATTATCGATAATACTATTCCCTTAGAGGACGTTGCTAATTTGGTAAAGTTTGTAAAACAATTAGATTACAAGCATGCACAAGTAGGTTCTGCAGGTAATGTTAGACCTGACATTAGAAAAGTTCATGACTATCCTTTAGAAAATTTGAAAACATCTTTAACAGAAGCAAAGTGGAGTAACTTTTTAAGATTTCTTTTTACAACAGGCATAAGAAAATATATTGACGAAACTGTGAAAAAAGGTTCACAAGATATAGCAACAGGCATTGTAAAAGAAGTGACAGCTTTGAAATATGATAAGGGTGGATTCTACGTTTATCATACTGATTTTTTTGATGCACATCCTAGACAATTTAGTTTAATATTAATGTTGAATAATGATTTTGAAGGTGGAGAAATAACTTTCACAACACCCTCTTACGAAGAAGAATATAAAATAAAAAACGTGCCTGGAAGACTACTAATATGGCCAAGTAATTTTTTATTTCCACATAAAGTGAATGAAGTAACTAAAGGCACAAGATATAGTATAGTAGGGTGGTCGTGGTAATGAGTAAATTAGAAAAAAATTTATATTCTGTAAAAGAAAATTTTTTACAAGAAAGTGAGATAAAACTTTTAACAAATTATTGTAAATTAGCACATAGATTAAATTTTAGTAATTTTGATCAAGCTTCTCATTTTGATACTGGCATTTACTCAGACAAAGTTTTCGAAGCAGTTTTAATGGCTAAAAAAGATCTGATGGAACAATTAACAAATAAAAAATTAATGCCTACATATAGTTACTGGAGAATGTATACTTTAGGTAATTCTTTAAAAATGCATTCCGATAGGCCTTCTTGCGAATATAGTGTAAGTGTCATGATTGCTTCTGATAAAACACCTTGGGCTTTTGTAGCAGGTGATAAAGAGTATATACAAAAACCTGGAGATGCTATTGTATACAAAGGGTGTGAACTGCCTCACGGAAGACCAACAGCTTTTGAAGGCGACTATCATGCACAAGTATTTTTACATTACATCGATGTAAATGGTCCTAATGCAGAATGGGTGTTTGATGGCAGAGCTTGCTTAGGGTTAGACATGACACATATGGATCCTGAAAAAAGAAAACAACTCGAAAAAAACAGAGGTAAAATACAACATGCTAATTGAAAATAAACCTGAAGAAAAAAGTATTACTTTTACATGGAGAGAAAGATTCATTATTTTAACAAAAGGTAAATTAATTTTTGCACCTGAAAATTTCAAACATTTCTGCAATAATTTATTCAGGATTCTCTTCGAGTTTCAAAAAGAAACTGACCCTAAATTAAAAGATCTCACTACCAATATAGATGATGATATCGAAACTAAATGATAATAGAAAAAGAGATTAGAAGACCTATTGAACGGCCTCTAGTATTCTTAAAAGGTAAATTACAATTACAAGATCCTACTTATTTCATTAATAAAATAAATGAAGGCGTAGAGCTAGAAAATAATAATAGTTATAAAACAAGTGTTTTAGGTAAAATGACAAGCTGGAATTTTTTTTGTCAGGATAAAGAATTTCTAAAACTTTATGGCGAGATAAACGATTACGTAAATGATTTTTTTACTCATAAGTATGTATTAGCAGATGCATGGGGTAATAGACATGAAAATTTTGATAGAACAGTTCTTCATGATCATATACCTTCAATTTGGTCGGGGGCGATCTATTTTAATAAAAATCCTCAAAAGCTTATCTTTCCTGAAATAAATGAGGAGTTAGAACCTGACGTGGGTGCATTTGTAGTATTCTCATCTTTTCTAAATCATTACACAAAAACAATATTCCACGAAAAACCTAAATATGGAATTAGTTTTAATACAAGACACCTGCCTATAAGTGAGTAAATTTAACATTTAGAGACGTTTAACATTATTAAATAGTTTGATATAATACCGATATGCCTTTAGCAAAAGTAAATATAGCGCCAGGATTTGACAAACAATCTACACCCTCAGATGCAGAGGGCCGTTTTGTAGATGGTGATAATGTAAGATTTAGATATGGAGAACCTGAAAAAATAGGTGGCTGGTCTGCTTTAGTTAATGATAAATTAGTGGGAGCCGCTAGAGCACAGCACGTCTGGGCTAATACAGAGGGTAAAAAATACGCAGCCATAGGAACTGATAAAGTATTAATTATTTATTTTGATGGTGCTTTCTATGATATTACTCCCTTAGATACTGATAATTTCTCTACAGGTGCTGACATAACAACGACCAACGGATCAGCGACAGTCACCATTACTACCACAGGAGCACACAATTTATCTGTCGGTGACATTGTAACTTTCGCAAATGCTGGATCGTTCACCAGTGCAAATACAGATTTTACAGATGCTGACTTTGATAATAAATTATTTGAAATACAAACTGTGCCAACAATCACCACTTTTACTATTACAATGCCTTCAACTGAAAGTAAGTCAGGTGTAACTAATGATGGAACATTAGACGTAAGACCCTACGTAACTGTAGGACCTCTTCAACAATCTTCAGGTTATGGTTGGGGAACTTATCTTTGGGGAGGACGAACAGTAGCACAAGTTACAACAACTATAAATAATGGTGGACCAATGTTAGTTGGTGCTAGTTCAGTGGTCTTAACAAGCACAGCTAGTTTCCCAAGCGCAGGTAAAATAAGAATAGGTTCTGAAGATATGGAGTACACGGGCAATAACACAGGCACAAATACATTAAGCGGAATAACTAGAGGTTTGAATTCTACAACGCCTGTTGAACACGCTAATGGTTCAACCGTGACAGACATAACCGATTATATTGGTTGGGGAGATGCCTCAACGTCAAGCACTGTAACAATCGATCCAGGTAACTGGTCTTTAGATAATTTTGGTAATATTTTAATAGCTACTGTTCACAACGGTGAAACTTTTACATGGGACGCTGCTGCTTCCAACGCTTTACAAACTAGAGCAACAATAGGCACAGGGATGCCTACTGCTTCTGTAATGACCATTGTTTCAGATCGAGATAGGCATCTATTTCATCTAGGAACAGAAACCACAATCGGCACGGCAAGCACACAAAATAAAATGTTTATAAGATTTTCAGATCAAGAAAGCACAAGTGTCTACGACCCTACTTCAACGAATACCGCAGGAACATTTCAACTTGATGATGGAACAGAGATAGTTGGTGCTTTTAAAGGTAAAGATTATATTCTTGTTTTAACTGATACTGCCGTTTATGAAATGCAATTTGTAGGGCCTCCTTTTACTTTTTCAATTAGAAAAGTTGCATCAAATGCTGGTTTATTAGGTCAACATGCTGGTGTATTTGCTAATGGAGCTGTGTTTTGGATGGGTAAAACTGGTGGCTTCTATGTTTATGATGGAACAGTAAAATCATTACCATGTCTTGTTGAGGATTTTGTTTTTACTACAAACGGTAATAATTTAGGAATAAATTATGATTCAGGCAAAATTGTATATGGAGGTATTAATGAACTATACTCAGAAATAAACTGGTTCTATCCCACAGCCACTTCAACTAAAATAGATAGAGTAGTAACTTACAATTATGCTGAGGGAGTTTGGACAACAGGAACTTTAGACAGAACTACTTGGATGGGATCTACGGTATATGACAAACCTTATGCCACTGATTTTGAAGAATCAGATACCCCAACTTTTCCAGTTGTAAATGGTGTATCAAATGGAGCAACAATTTATTATGCACATGAAGTAGGAGTGAATCAGTTAAATGGAGATGGAACTATTACTGCAATACCTGCTTTTATTAAGTCAGGAGAATTTGATTTGAACGGAAGACAAGGTGTGCCTGGAGATGGTGAATTTTTATTAAGTGTAAGTAGATTTATGCCTGATTTCAAAAGAATAAGCGGTAATGCACAAGTTACCATTTTTTTAAATTCATTCCCGCAAGGATCTACTGCAGCTTCTAGTCCGTTAGGTCCTTTTACTGTAAGCTCAAGCACAACGAAAGTAGACACTAGAGCTAGAGCAAGGTTAGCTGCTGTGCAAATTGAGTCCTCAGCCATAGATGAAAGTTGGAGATACGGAACATTTAGATTTGATGTTAAACCTGATGGTAGAAGATAATGGCTAAAATAACAATTCAAATTCCTGAACCAAAAGCTTCATATTCTCAAGAGGATCAAAGACAAATACTTCAAGCTTTAAGAACTCTACAGTCTCAGTTGAACTTCTCATATGAGAATGATATAAAAAACCAAGCAGATGCTTTTAATTATTTCTTATCCTAATGACTATACAATATAAAAACCAAGGTTATAAACAAGCAAGCACAGGTAAAACAACAGTGCTTACATGTCCAACTAACGCAACAATAATTATTAAAAGTATATATGTTGCAAATAATGATGCATCATCGGCAATCTTAGTGAACATGAATTTAGTAGATTCATCTGATTCAAGCGCTGAATATGAATTTTTTAGAGATGATGTTGCAGCTAAAACTCAAATAAACGCTACACCT